CCTGTTCGTGGGCATGATTGCCCGCTGACTGTGTAACGCAGACCGTACCCCGTTGGTTTCGTCTTGTCCAAGTTATTTTCGAAAAATCTTTACGTGTCAAGACCGTCTTGTTCAGCCAGCCAAGCTGGAATGACAAAGGTGTACTCTTCACCCTTTACCAGATCAGGCTCTTCCGCGCCGCCGAAGTCCGTCTGCGAAAGCGGAATCCAGTGCTCTTCGCCGTCTATGTTCCAGAGCGCTGCCTTCTCTGTGAAGGCTACGAGCGTGCCTTCAAGTTCGACCTCTTCACTCATCGTCTGGTTCCTCTTGCTTGACCAAGATGCGTTTGTTCCGCCCTGACTTACCAGTGCGCTCATCGTGGTCATCCATCGCAGCAGAGAACTCGTCTGCTACCGCAGTCGTGATGTCATCCTTCACAACCTGACCGGCGTAGTCGCGAAGAAGGGCGTTATCTGCCTCGTTACGCGGGCGAACAGCAACGCGACTGTTGCGAAACCTGAAGTGGTTGTCATCGTTGATGTCAGTCGGGAACGGGCATTCTTCCTGAGAGATTTTGTTCAGCGCAGCTTCCGCACTTGGCCTCTGTAGGTCAATGAGTCGCCCGCGCAACGCGACGATGTAGAACCGTTTCGTAGCGACATAGGGAGAGCCGTCGAAGTCAACGTCACCTTCCTCGACCATCATCGTCAGTGGCCTGTCCTGCGAGAACTCACGAAGTTGGCTCTGGTGCTTACCACCAACCTTCGCCTTCTTCCGCCTCTTGTGAGGCTTTATCTGTTTGAACTTGCTCATACGAAATCGCTTTCGTCATTTGGCTATGCTGTCGATCTTACTGACCAACCAAGCGCCAACTTTCAAGCCACCGACAGATACCACCGTAGCACCTTCGTCAGTTTGGCCAAACAACACACACGCGCACCCCGACAACCGGTGAATGATTTTCTTCGCAAGTGCCTTCATGGCAGCAACCGAGATGTCAGTTGCCCAGCCATCATTATCTGTGTCCTCAACAGTCACGTAGGGGTTGTGCGGCTCGTGATAGACCAGAGAGAGATGCTTGTGCCCCAGCTTTTGGGGGGAATGCAGAAGGCACTGGAAATCAATGCACAGCGCATCCCACTCAACCATCTGATCCATTGAAGTCTTCGCATCCGGCGTTGGTGCGTGCAGGGTAAAGCCATCCAGATTGTTGAAGGCGTGAGTCCAGCAGAACGACTCCAGTGGATGGTGCGACAACTGACCCGGATGGTCGTCTTCATCCAGCGCAGCGGTGAACTTCGTGCCCTGAACAACCGCATCCTTCACGTCGTAGTTGACCAGCGTGACGTAAACCCAATCGTGGTGGGAAAGCTTTCCGAAAAGAACCAGCAGGTCGCTGGTAGTCACGTAGTCCTTGGCGTGCGCAATAAGATAGTCACCAATCTTGGACAGCAGCAAACCATCCACTTCGCCCCAAGTGATAGCCTTGTTGTTCTGGTTGACCAGAAACCCCGTCTTGCTCGTCAGGCTGGTGGTCCCCATCTTCTTTACAAGGATGGGTGGCTTATTCGACACCAACAGACCGTCATCCGACGAGCCGATCACTTGAGAGAACAAAGCGCAGACTGGATTGGCTTCCAAGTCAGCAATCGCTGAAAGAGAAACGCTCCCGGCACCGTCACTGTCAAAAAGTTCCAGCTTGCCTGTCGGGTCGTATATCCCCATCAGGATCAAGTGGTGCGGGAGTTCCGCAGAATCAGAAACGAAGATGGTTGGCTTGTAGGACTCTTCTGGTTCTTCGTGGTATGGCTCTTCCGGTTCTTCTTCCTGCTCAGGTTGCGCAAGCTCGTACTTCTTCTTGGTGTAGAGCGCACCCAACATTGGGTAGCCGTCAACCTCTTTGGCTGTCTTGATCGTCACATCAGTTGCCTTTTGAAAGAAGTCGAAAATGACAATCCAGATGCCGCCGAACTGATCGACCGCTTCCCACTCACCAGACATCGAAGCTGGCGACAGGATCAACTTGATCTTGTCGCTGCCAGCAAGGTACTGAACCCGGAATGGTGGCTTCTCTTCCGGTTGCGCTCCATCCAGACTTTCAACCTGTTCGGCGTGCTCTTGGTTCAGCTTCAAAAAATCCGGCTTCGCATCCGCATCCTTGGCAGCGTAGTCATTCAACAGACCGGCAGGCTTCATGGGCTTTCCAGTTCCCATGTCGAAGACTGGTGACTTTCCAGCGCCAGCACCATGCTTCCCTGACATCTGACCGAAAAGAAAAGGCTTAGCCTTGTCACTATTCAGTTGAACCGAGAACTCTGGAAGTTCATCTGGCGTCCCACCAATCTTGGATACCTGAAACATTTCCTCCGCTGTCTTCCAGATTGGTTTTCCGTCCAGAACCTCATCCAACGTCCCGCCGACCTTGAGTAGCTGGAACATTTCATCAAACTGTTTCTGGCTTGGTGGATGGAGTCCGCCTGTTACAGCCTGCGCCTTCGCCTCAACCGAATTCTTGTGAATCTGCTCAAGTTGCTCAATCTGTAAGGCATCCAGAGTCGCGTAGTCTTTCAGAAAGAGCGGGTCAAGCTTGTGCTTCAGCGTTGCGTTCTTCACCGCAAGCATCGTCACAATCTGCTTCTTGGTTACGGCAGCAACGTCACTCAGGAGTGCCTTCGGAATGCCAAGCCCCTCAGCCATCTTCTTCTTCCAGTACGCCTCGTTCTCAGGCGAGGCCAGCGTGCTCTCTGGATGCTCCCAAGGTTTGAAACCAACCGTGAGCGCAGCCTGTAGGTTCTGATTGAACATGATCCCCCAACCAAGGATCATCGTGGACAGCGCAGGGTCTTCGACAACTTCGTGAATCGAAACCTTGTCCGCGAGAATGGGGACAGGCTGAAAGCCTTCGTCCTGTGCCTTCAGGAACCACTCAGACTTCTCCCCGCAACTGCGCACCCACCACAGGTTCCCGTGTTGGTCCACCCACGGACAGTTCGCCGCCGCATCTATGTCTTCGGCAAGCTCAAGGTCCATGAGCAGAAACCAATGGTTGCCACTGGATGTCAGACTGACTGACGGAAATGGTGGGTTCCACTCAGGCATTCTCTGCGTACCCCCCGGCTTTATTGCAGACCGATTCGATCTTCTTGAGGATGCCCTGCCCCTTCTCTTCCCAATCTTCTTCGGAGAAGTGCAGGGTCACCGTTGCCTGTTTCGGATGAACGTCGGGAGTGCCGCCGCCCTTGGGTTTACTTCCTGTCGCTGGTGGAAGACCCGCCATGAAATCGTCGTCGCCAGCAGATGAGGCAGATGAGTCCGGGTCGAAGTCGATGTCCACCATCGCGTCTTCAGCTTCTTTGGATTCCTTCTCCAGCTTGGTAATGAGCGCATCAGGTACAGGCAGGTCCGACATTTCATCTTCGGACAACTCGATACCCAACTCATCAAGCAGGGATTCGAACATCCCCTTCTGCTTGCTCCCGCGAACCTCGCGCAGCATCAGCGTCAGCTTCTTGGCTTCCGCATCCTTAATGGTGCCAAGGTTGTCAACGCGAAGGTGCGTAGCACCGTCCTGCTTCATCGCACGGAAGCGATGCGCGCCGTCAATGATCTGGTAGAACTTCTGACCAGCGTCTTCGATCTCACGGACGATGGTGACACCAAGAAACCCATGCCGCTTGATGCTGGCACGCTGCTTCTCAAACATCTCTTCCGTCTGGCGATTATAGTTCCACGGATTTTCGACTACTCGCCCGATTGGAACCTGCTGAATCTTGCCGCGAATCTTCGTCATAGTATCCAGTTCCAAGCCATCGCAGCGACCTTGTAGGTGACCGCAACGAATGCCGTGAGCAGTACAACTGCCCCGAACAACGCCGCCGCCAAACCGATTCCGATAACGGTAGCCGCCAAGAAAGCAGCTACCGCTGATCTTTCTTCTTCCTTCTTCCCGGTGCGTTGCGCTTCAACTTCCCGGCGCAACGCTGCCGCTGGTTCTTCAGCCATTGGTTCCCTCTTCATCAGCAATCACAGTTTGAGCGCTCGCCAGCAGCGCGATTTTGATGCGGCTGGGAGAGCAAGAAACGTAGTTGATTCCCAAGCGTAGAGCGGCAGTGATGCTACGTGGTTCGCCGCCATGCTCACCGCAGATTCCGAACGAGACGTTAGGGAACTTTGCGCGGACTGAATCCATTGCCATCTTCAGCAAGCGCGCCACGCCACGGTCATCCAGCACTGAGAAGGGGTCGGCGTTGAAGTAGCCACGCTCGACGTACCGACCCATGAAGCCCGCTGTATCGTCGCGGCTGAACCCGAAAGTCATTTGCGTCAGGTCGTTTGTTCCGAAACTGAAGAACTCAGCACCGGCTTCCGCGATTTCCTGAGCGATCAGGCAGGCACGAGGCGTTTCCAGCATCGCACCGATCTTGAAGCGAACCACTTCGTTCCCTTCAGGATAGCCAGCGTCAGTAAGAACCTTGTTGGTCACTTCGCGCACCATTGTGGCGACAGAAGCGTACTCACTTTCATCGGACACAAGCGGAACCATAACAGCGAAGGTCACCTTCATGCTGGTTTTCTTCGCGACCGCAACAGCGGCTTCAGCAATGGCGCTTGCTTGCATTGCGTAGAGTTCAGGGTTTGTGATCCCAAGTCGAACGCCACGGTGTCCCAACATCGGGTTGTGTTCGTGAAGCTTCTCAACCTTTTCACGGAGAGACTTTTGAGTGACGTTCAATTCCGTCGCCAGTGTAGCCAGTGCAGCGGTATCGCTGTCGGCGGGAAGGAACTCGTGAACAGGCGGATCAAAGAGGCGCACGGTGACGACGGCAGGCTTCGCCTTGTCGGCAGTCACCTTGAAGATTTCAATGAAGTCAGCGACCTGAACCGCTTTCAACTCCGAAAGCGCTTTCGCCTTTGCACCCTTCTTCTCTGCCAGTGCCCAGCGACGGAAAGCGGAAGTCGCAGCGGGAGTGAACAGCATGTGTTCAGTCCGAACCAGACCGACGCCTGTCGCGCCTGCTTCCAGCGAGGTTTTGATTTGTGCCGCAGTGTCAGCGTTAGCGAAGACCTTGATGGACGACGCTTCCTCTTTCGCCCACTCAAGCATTGTGTCGATCTTGCTGGCGACGGTGCTTTCGGTCTTGGGCAGAACACCCTGATAGACGATGCCTGTTGCCCCGTCGATGCTGACCTTGGTGCCTTCCGCAATCGTTGCCCCGGTAGCGGAGACGATGCAAGGAATGCCATGCCCGCGAGCGATAACCGCAGCGTGACTCGTGAGCCCGCCAGTCGTGGTGACGATGGCTTTGCACTTTGTCATTTTCGCAACGTCTTCGGGAGTCGTCATGGCGACGATCAGGATAGCGTCAGCGTATTTATCGACGCTGCTTGCCGACACTACGACGGTGCCGCTAACGGCCCCCGCGCAAGCGGGAAGACCACGCATCAGATCAGTCGCATTGGATACATCGAACTGTGGCTGAAGCAGACCGGGAACGTCCACGGCACTCAGCTTCATCAGCGCACTCCGACCAGCGATCAGACCTTCCATCGCCATATCGTAAGAGAAGTTGGCGTTGGCGAGAGTCGTCCGCGCACGGTCGAAGACTCCGGTGATGATGAGCCCCTTGCCTTCGAACTCCATCACTTCGATTTCGAATACGTCTTCCAGAAGATACTCAACATCACGAGCGATGTCGGTCAGAGCCTTGATGGTGTCGAGGGCAAGCTGACTGAGCGAGACCTTTTCCTCACCGTTCATCTTGAACCCGAACAGGATGTTCTGCCCCGTGTAGGGGTGACGACTGGAATAGATGTAGCGAACGCCAGTCGGCTTAGCCGCTGGTATTTTCTGAGCCCAAAAGCCCGACTTGTCTTCTTTCTTCAACGCCTTGATCGAGTCCACCACGTCCTGTTCACTTTCATAAACGCGGACACGAGTGCGACCGTTAGCGCTTGTCAGCATGTAGTTCCCGCCAGCCAGACGCGCAGAAACACCCTTCGCGCCGGATTCAAAGAAGCGCGCCGGGAGAGTAATGGCGAAGTCACCTTCGTTAGCCTTAGCGGCTTCGCGGTACTCGACAATGCGTTTCAGGTAGTTGGTCATATCACACCTTCCTCTCACGCTGATATTGTAGCCCACGAGAAAGGAAAGTCAACTCCTAAATCTGGTTTACTCACCGATCAGGCAGAAGACCTTTGTTGGCAGCACGGCAGCCTTCAAGCTGACGCTACCGGAAAACTCCTTCACGTCCGCACGGGCTATCGGACTGACGTAGAGTACCTTGTCATGCACCCAAGACAGCCACACGCCATCCTCGTGCGTCAGAAGGTACTTGGTATCACCACCGATGGTGAACCACATGCCAGCACCAAGCTCTGGTGCAGGAATCTCGGCAGGGCCACGAACAGTTTCGTCAATATGCTCTTTGGTCGCACCCTCAGCCTTTAGTTCGGCAATCTTTGCCTCACGCCCATTGTTGTAGGCCGCGATTGCAGTCAGGTCGCCATCGAAGTTGGTCGGTGTGCGAACCCCGTTGAAGAACTCACCGGAGAACCTGACCAGACGAAGCGCTCTGTGGTCAAGAACGTGAATTACTGTCTTTCTGTCCTGCGGAGCGAACGTGTTCAACAGGTCCGCGAACCGCAGACGATCAATCAGTACCAATGACATATCCCAATCCCTTTTCTAGCGGACCTTCTAGGCGTCCGCTTCTTCCTCTTCCAGCAGTTCCTTCACCACCGGATCATCCGCTCCCTCAGTCAGCGCAGCGAGCATCGCGTCAACAGCCTCCTGTGCTTCCTGTGCGCTCTTTTCGATGGCAGCCTTGGCGTACACCAAGTCATCAGACTTGCGCGCCTTGCTAATCGTCGTGGACTCGGAAGCAGTGACCTTCACGCACTCATTGAGAAGTTTGAGTTTCGCCTTGTCCTTCTCATACAGCTTGGTCAGAGCATCGAAAGTCTTCGCGTCCAGCTTCACCAGTTCAAGCAACTGGCGCACGCTGACCAGACTCGCCAGCTTGGTGCGGTCAGCAAATGACAGGTCGCGCTTACACACCGGCTTCACGTTGCCAACTACATCGCCCTGAAACACGATGTCGAACGCCTTCACGTCTTCGTCCTGCATCAGTAGGTCGATCTCGTGGCGAACTTCCGTCTGTTCTGATGCAAGACGGGAAATGCACGCCTTGAGAACAAGGAACCGGAGAGATTTTTCCTGAAGGTCGCTGCTGACTTCCGCACGCTCAACTATCGCTCTTGCCGCTGCTCGTTTTGCCATCGCTAAAACTCCTTGGGTCAAGGACGCTGGACGCTAACTCAAGCGCCTGCTCCCTTGACACGCCTTCGCCTGATTCGATCAAGCTTGCATAAGCGTTCGCCAGTACACGCGCAGTGACCTGTGGCGTCCGCATTTTCAAAATCCGCTTTGCTGCCTTGTGGGGGGTCGAAGACGAATCAAACACGCGCTCGACCATCCGCTCCCATTCCTTATTCACTGCCTGCATCACCGTACTGGCAGGGAAGTACAGGTGTCCGCCTGCTGCATTGGGGACCGCAATGTACTCAACATCAGGACTCATACTTCCGCCCGTATTCAGCCATCCAATAAGCGTCGGTGATGCCGTCGTGGGGGTTCTTTGACTTTGCCGACTTGCGCCAGTCCACATTGGGATGGCGCTTCTTTGCTTTGCTGATGGACTTCTGTTTGGTAGTACCGCTGACACCCTGAAGCATTCGGTGCTGCCACTGCTTGGCGGGTACGACAACATGAGGAACATTGAAGGCGCACAGGAAGGCGAGCCACAAACCGTAGCAATAGCCGCACGAGAAGTTGGCAGCCGCACTGGTCATCTTGGGCGGAAAGGGTTGCCCCTTTTCCAGAACCACCAAGACGTTTTCCCCGTCAGGCTCACCGCGCCTGTTCTTGCCGTGGATGCGCCCGAACTCAATCACCAGAGCGCGCATTCCATCAAGATCGAAGTCAGTTCTGTTGGTCTTACCCTTCTTGACCTTGATAGTCGGTGTGACTTGCTTGGACACGATCTTGCCGGAACCGCCGATCACCACGATCCCGCCATCAACGCCATTGTCGATACCTATAAACAGGTTAGTCATGCCCCGCACTGTAGCACACGGGAAAAGTTAGTCAACAGAAAACTAGAATGTTCCGCCGCGTGACGTGCGGATGGATTTGCGATGATATGGATTGAGCGCGACCTTATTAGCCTGCCCCCTCGGCTTACGCAGACCCTTCTTGCTCACGAACTCATCCAGACGCTTCGCCATCGTCTCGCGTGAAGGGAGCGCTGCTTGCCGTCTCGCTATCTGAGCCGCTGTCGCCTTGCGAACAACGAGTTTATGGCGGCAGTTCTGAAGGCATGGCGTCGATCCCGCCCGTGGGACAGCCGGAAGATTGAACTTGGTGAATGGCGTTCTTTCCATGATGTAGGCGCACCCATTACAGATGGTTGGGTCGTCGCGTTTGGGTCCGATCCACTGAAACAGCAGATTGCTCGGCAACGCGAAGGCACGCGCAGAGTCGTACATCGCCTCAAGCGACTTCACATACATCTCGACGCGCTGTTCCGGTGTAAACCGGGACATGATCTTCTTGCCTTTAAAGTGATCGCGCAACTCCAGTAAGAAGTTCTGCCAGTACCCAAGTTCCTCGCGCAGTGCGGTTCTGAACCAGCGGGTCTCTTCCGGCGTTGCGCTCGCATCGCCACTTGAGAACGCAACAGCACTTGCTTTTCGCCCAAGAGTCCAGATTTCCTCGTACAAGTTTCGAAACATGACAGACGAATCGACCTGTAGCTGTCGAAACGACAACTGCTCATCCACCCATAGGCCAATGATGTCGTTGAGGTAGTTCTTTGCCTTACCAGTCAATTCATTGAACTGCTTGCGGGCAACGGTGGACTGGCTCTTCAGGCGCTTTGAGAAGTTCGGTGCCAGAACAGCGTTAGTGTTCACTTCCACATCGCGGATTCGAACGCCCGTAGTATCGACTGCCTTGTTGGTGCCAAACGTCTTTCCCTCACCAAGCAGAATCAGCTTCGATTGATACAGGTGATCGCATGGCTCGTTGGAAGACAGCCGCTCAAACAACGCGGCTTCCTGAAACTGCTCAAACTCATCCATGAAGGGCTTCACGATTGCTTCGTCCAGCCCAGCAAATGGCTCGCACTCGTGCCCGTCCGGTAAACCGGGATCGTCTTCCACAAAAACGAAGATGCCATCCTCGAAAATCATTTGCCGCTCGCCTCTGACTGGTTCAGCGCTGCATTCAACTTCAGGCGTTTCTTCAAGGTAGTAGATGCTGCCACACGGACCTGCGGCACCAGAACCTTCATCAACTTTCCACCAACCAGACGCTTGGTTGTCTTGTGAACGGAAGCTGAAAGAACTCCCAGCCTGCGCAACCTGACTGTGTACCCTTCGGCAAGAGCAATCCCGATTGCGTCACCGGTCTCCGAAAGGATTGCCTGCACATGCCTGATGGGAAGGCCAGTGCGCTTGGCTACTCTCTTTGCCAGTCCGCTGTGGGTCAGCACCTTTTCTTTACTTACCATCGCCATCCAACGCTGTGTTTCCAGCCATTGTCTTCAACAATGACAGACGAGCCTTGGCGTCGTTTACCTGTTCCTGACGGTAGTTCTGTCTGTTGCTCTCAAAGAGTTTGTCGTCCTTTTGGAACGCCGCAGCACTGGTTTCCTTCTGGATTGCGCTGTGCATCTTGGAGAATGTTGCCTTCTCTGCCTCCATGATGACTTTACCCATCTCCTTCGGCATGTAGCGGCGAAGCTCCGACTCAATCAACGGAGCGTGCTTGGTAAGGATGGTCTTCAGTTCCTCAAGAGCAACCTTGCGGTTGAACTTGTACTCCATGCCCTTGGACTTGATGAGGCTATCAAACTTGAAGCCGAACTCGTCAGCGGTCTTCACGTCCTCTTCGTCTCCAACCTCGTCCGTGGCCAGCATTCTCTCAACGAGAGCGATAGGCAACTTTCCGATCTCAGTCAGAATGAAGGGAACCCAGCGGCTCATGTTCATCGCTGCATCGTTGCCGAGACGCAAGTAACGGTCCAGAAGGTCCGCACGCATGTTCAGCAACTCAGAACGCTCCAGTTCCATGAAGTAGCTGACCGGCGACATCTGCACTTTGAAGGCGTTCGCCTCGCGCATGGGGTCAATATTCAGGAACGACAGATGGATCATGCACATGCGCTGGATACCCGACATGAAGGCGAACTGAAGACGTGAAGCGGTCTTCGCAAAGCGCGCATCCTGTCGGCTTAGGCTCTGGTTTGCTTCGATACGCTCACTGCCGACTCCAAGGTAACCAGCGGGAACTCCCAAGCCACTCAGGAAGCGATTCAGCCAATGCTCAAGGTCGCGCATCAGGTCGTTCTGGTTAGTCGCCGGGAAATTCTGGATGGTGGTCTGGTTGTTTTCACCAAGCGGGAGCACCACATCACGGTTCTCGACAAATACGCCACCACCAGACTCGAAATTCTGCTGGCTACGGTTGTACGAGAACTGGCGATACAGGCTTTTCTGCCAAGCCATGCAGACTTCCCATGACTCTTCCATCGACATACCGGTTGTGTCCAGAGAAACCAGAAGTCGATCAGGCGCACGCATCAGGCGTTGAATGAGAATCTGGTCCTCAACCATCTGAAGATTGCGCCATGTCTCCAGCGAGTTCGAAAGCAGGGAGTCCCCGTAAAGGGCCGAACGGTTACGCCCGTGAAGACGGAAGTGAATCACGCTGTAGTACGGTACGATGTTCTCTGGCGTTGTGGACTGAGGAACACCCTCGTCATTGGCTGGAGTAAACCCTGTCAGAGCGCCCTCAACGTCCTCAAGGCGGGAAACGTCATAAGGCAGGTAGGGTACCAGTCGGCGTATTCCGTTGCTCTTGACAGCCGGGACGCCTTCGAAGTGGTCTCCATACTTGGCGAGCGAACGGAGAATACCGAAGGATGCCTCATCGGCCTCAATATGGTCGATGAAGTCATTCAGTATTTTCTGGACGGTCGCATTCGGAGACTCAATCCAGACAATCTTGCCGTTGTCGGGGTTTCGCTGACTGCTTTCTTCAGCGAAGGCATCCAGAACACTGGTCACCATCGGATCGCAGTCCATTTCCTCGTAAGCGCGGTAATGGCTACTACGGTGAACAACGGCATTCGGGTCAAAGCGGCGATAAACCGCATCCAACGCTGCCATCTGCTCACGCTGAACACGACGAAGGTCAAGTGGACTGAGCGGGCGACGTGGGTCACCAGCGCTCGCATCCTTGCCGTAGACCCTCTGCAACATCGCAAAGGGATGTAGTACAGCTTCGATGAGGCTGGAACGACTTGCCACGATAGTACCCCCTAATCATTTGCTCTTGACTTTGAAATCTTCGCAAGCTTGTTCGCCATCCTATCAAACTTCCTTTTCGTTTTCCGCAGCGGCTCGACCTCACTCGGGGGTCTTCCCTGAGAGATGTCATCGGTCAAACACACGAATACGGCACCGCACATAGCATCAGCGATGTCCTTGCTCCCGTCTGAGGGATGGTCGATTTTACGGGTGGTTACGTCATACTCAAGTTGGTAAAGCTCCGTCTGCAAAACCTCATTCATTGGGCTCTGGATGCGTTCTTCCGTCGCAGCCTGCCTCAAGGTCAGATAGGGCTTGTCCGTCTTGTCCACAGACAGGATTCCAGCCTCGATTGTGTTCTCCTTGAGCCGCTGGATGCTGTCCGCTGAGTTATAGCTGTCGAAGCTGACGTACTTGATCCAGTAGCCGACTGAGCGCAGCCAGAACACGAAGTCCCTAATCTCCCGAAAGTCAATTTCCTGATCGTCCGGGCCGGATGCAACGCCAATCGCAAAATCAATCTCGACGTTCTTCACAAGGCTGTACGACACAATGCCGTCTTCGGCAGTTTCTACGGGCTCACGGTAGTGTGACGACGGATGGACCATCACAATACCAGCCCTGTCGCCGGTCAACGCCAAGTCGATGTGGATGTAGCGGGGCGCGGTTGGGTGTCTGGCTGGACGGTAGGTGCTCATCTGCACCGTCGAAACGCTCTTCAGATCGAACCGCGACTTGATGGGGGTACCCAACCCCATGAAGCCCGGAACCACGTCACTCTTGAACGGGCTTTTCAGACGGTTCATAAAGATACTGCGCACTACGCTTCGCTGTGTGAACAGTGGGTTGATGGCATCCGTGGAAACGCCTGCGATGTCGCGCAGGGAGCCCATCAGGTCTTCCATGAACGACTTGTAATAGATGATAGGCACGTTGATGACCGTCTTGTTGTCGGTCGGAATGTCGCTGATCGAGCGGACCTCTTTGAAGCGCCCCTCTTCGTCATATACCACTTCATCCATAATCATCGCATCCGCGCCGCCTTCCTGAAGTACCACTCTGAAGGTGTCGCTGCCGACTTCCTTCGGGCGGAACTTCCAGATCGGACCATCTACGATGTAAACTCCCGGCATTCCCTTCACCTTCTTAATGCGCTTCTCAATGAAGTCACCGGTTGCGCGCTTCGATGAAATGAAAACGCAAACACCGGGCATGTCCCCTGAATCCTGAAGGAAGCGGGATTCAAGACGACGGGTAACCGACTGAGCCAACGCCATCGGCTTACCTGCTGCATCCTTGCCGCCACGAAAAAAGTTCATTTCGTCAACAGACAGGCTAAACAGGTTCTTACCGATGGAGTGCAGAATGCCGCTGCCCGTGATGACCTCGACTGACTTGGGGAACTTCAGGATGTTCTGCGGGCTTGGTATCCGCTGGAACCGCTCGCGGAAATACGGACTCTCATCAATCAACTGGTCCCGCAGGGTGTAGAACCCAGTGCTCTCCGCGTGCTCCAGCGTGATGGAATAGAGGCCAAACACGATCTTGGACCGGCGTGACAACCCGAAGTATTGCGCCGGATCGCGCAGTGCCGAAATCCGGTACAGCTTGTAGGTCAGGATGAGCATGGCGATAAACGTCTTACCCAAACCTACGCCACCAGTAAGGATGATCTCGTAATACTTGTTCGACGGGTCACACATGCGCAGCAAGTGCTGCCACCAGACAGGGAAGATTTCCGCCGCCTTGTGCCCCATGTAATCCATGTCGGTGAAGTAGGTCTTAGCGTCTACTGGTGGGTAGTCGTAGTCGTCCTGATAGAGCGCCATGCGAAGGTTTGCATCGCCGGATGACTTATCAAAACCAGCACGCTGTCTGAAGTACCGACGAAGCTCGGCTCGCTGACCCGGACTCACGCGGCGAAACAGGTCCACGGAGCCTTCGACAACGAGCCTTTGGAAATGCCGCTCCTTGTCCGCGTCCGTTAGAGGCTTCATCAAGTCGGTGTGCCACGGGTTCACTTCTTTACCTCAGCGGTCACGTCAACGATCTTTCGGTTCTGATCGTACAGAGCGAGCATCTTATTGGTGGGTTTATCGCCGGTCTCATGCTCGTACTCTTCCGGCGTAATCACCGACGCCATCAGCAACCCTCTGGCAACCTGATCGGGGTTCCCACTGGAAAGGTTCTCGTCAAGCAGTCTGGCCTGTTCGCGTTGCTGCTGGGTTAGCCCTGAGACGCCCTCGTGGCGTCCTGAGAAGGCGTTGCCGTGGATTCCGATGCCAAGTAGCAACTGCATCGGCGCTTTGCGCTCAGAGACAGCCTGCTGGAGCACTCGGGTGATAACAGATTCCGTAGATGACTGTTCCTGCCCCAACGTGGCGAGCATCGCAATCAGTTCCTTGGTTGGCGTTGGTGAACCGTCTTCGCCGCCCCTCGTAATGCGCCAGTCCTTGAACAGTTCGTGAACCACCTTCGCCTTCACTGCCATAAGCTCACTGAACTTGGTCATGCGTGCTTCCAGCACGACCGAAAGGGCTGCCAACAGGCGGGAACGTGTCCCCGGACCAAAAACGTGAGCCATCAAACCGTCAGCGAGTCCAGATCGTATCTCTGGATTCGCGAGCATCAGGTCGGCTACCTCGTCAGAGGTAACCGCCTTCTTGGCGAGTTCTTCCGCTACCCGAATTGGCTTCACAGCACCGTAAAGGCGCGTGTATTCGGCCAGAGTAAGCCCGTGGGATTTCGCGTGTGGCTTAGTGATAGCCAAAAAGCGTTGCCCACAGACTGCACACTGGATGCTTTTCGGCTTCGTGGTCACGCCGCATCTGCCTCATCGCTAGTGTCGCCTTGCTGCTTAGACTGCTTCCCCTTCACCAGACTCTTGTGCATCCGGTTGTAAGACGAAAGCGCTTTCGTCTTCAAGGTGCGTGCAATCCAATCGTGAAGGCTACCATCCGGGTAGACCATCTGTAAATCAATGATACGCCTTGCCTTGTTCAAGAAAGCTTCGTCAACAGGATACCCCGCCAGTTCAACCCAGCGTTCGAAGTGGACGTTGTAGTGGCTCCAGAGCCAATCCCACTTCAGTTCTGCCGGGAAACCTTTGGGCGGCTTCGGTACGGTCTTGCTGTCCGCACGGTGGCAAAGCCTGCTCGACCAGACCAGACACAGCTTGACCTCAAAATCACCCAGCAAGTGAATGATCTCTGGATGCGCCTTGTGGGCATCCCGGTAGTCGTTGATGATCTTTACCAGTGACACAGCTACAACTCCAATCCAGCTTCCCTGAGAAACAGGCGGACTCGCTTCGCTCTGTCACGGTCGCTTGCCTTTGGCGGACGCGAATGAGTAGGCATCGTGACCCTGCAATACGAGACGACATCCCGTTCCATCTCCACGCTCTCCCGTAACGTGGGCAGCGTGATAACGTCTGCCCCCACGGCATCAAAAGCGGTTGTCCAGCTTTCTCCAAGCGCTCTCTTCATCACAGGACCAAGGCTCAGGTATCCGGGGTACATTGCTTCGGATTTCCTCAGCCGCATTCCTCCCAACTCCCTGACCAGTTCCGTCACTGCTTCCAAACCGAAGGCATTCACCAAAAGGTCCATCGTCTGAAACCGTGGATCGGAAAGAATGTAGGCGTCCCGAACAAGTTCTCTGGTGAACGAATCAGTCATAACACCGGAAAACACACAACGTCGTCTAGCATCCGGGCCTTTATCATCCGCGTAGTGCGGCCTCGATAGCCATACCCGCGCAGAGCGCCAAACAGTTGCACAGCCCTTCTGGCATCCGCCGCAGCACGCTTCACGACCCTTTCAGCAGTTCCAAAGGGGAGTCCCGTTACGCGAATCGCATGGTACGGGTCCAACGTGTACCCCTTCGCAAGTGTAAACCGGAGCGCCCAACGCCACAGGTCGGACTCAGGACCGCTACCGGGAAACGTCATGCAGCAGTATTCTTCTTGCCCTTCTTCGGGGGCTTGCCCTTCTTCGGAACACTCGATTTCTCGGGCGACTTCTTCGACTTCTTCTTCGAAGGTGTCTCGTCTTCTTCGTCTTCCTCTTCGCGACGAATCGGAATCCATTCTTCGGTGTCCTTGTTGAAGATGGCGAGTTCCAGACTGTAGGTTTCCTTCAACGCCAGCAGGATGTCCTGCACGTCCATCACCGTACCACCCTCAATGTGCGTACTGGCGTGCGCCATGTAGTAGGTCGCGATGTGGTCTAGGCACTTGCTGTTCTTCTTGTCGCCTGTGACCTGCTCAGCAAGTTCCAGCGCCTTGTTGAAGTGCTCCCACTCATCAGAGTTCTGGAACTGGAAAGTGAACGGGATCGTGGGGACTTCCTTCCCATCTTCGTCGTAGTCAAGGTCTGGCTTCTGTTCTCCGGGCGGCAGGTTCGCCTGCGCTGCGCGAACGTCAGCCTTCAGGGTGCGCTCACCCTGATTGAGAGCCTTGATGTACCACTTCTTGAACTCGGTCTTGTTGTCCGCGACCTTCAGAATTTCATGCAGCTTCACCCAGCCAAGCTGAATCGCCTTGCGCATCCAATCGTCGTCAAGCTTGAGCGCAGCCAGCTTCTCATTGACTGTGATGTAGTATTGGGCTGAGCGGATGTTCTTGCCAATCACCTTGAACACCCATTCCGCAAACGATGGGTATTCCTGCCCGTCCCACAGCTTCCACATCTGTTCATCGCGAACGCGCTTGAGCAGGATGCCAAGTTCGAAGGCAATCGTGTTGCCCACGTCCTTGATCTTGCCGATGCGCTTCATCACGTCTTCAGGCGTGAGGTTCAGAAGGACTTCATACTTGTCCTTCGGTGTCATTTCAGTCTTCGTCGCCATGCGACCCATATCCCTTTCTTCCGAATGGTGATGCCTATGGCTTGAGCGGGCCAATGCCCTTCTCAATCAAGCAGGCATCGTGATACACCTTGAAGTCTTCCTCGCTGATCGCTAACTCAACTGCCATTGCCTTCATGCTTTTGCCGGTTCGTTGCAGCAGGAATGCTTCAAACTGAAGGTACCCAAGCGGCTTGAGTCGCTTTAGCATGTCACGTCTAGCCTTGGCTGTTGGCGTTCCATCCGCCTTCAACAATTCGTGATCTGTCATTGTCATGTGCCCCTTATCCCAACAAGTTGATCGGGCGCTTCTGCCCGAAACACTCTTCCGCGAACGGACATTTCTGCGCTCGCGAATGTTTGATTGAGTCACACGCTCTCCAAGCCCCCTCTGGCACGGTCTCCTTATCCACAGCCTGCATTGATGCCTTGATCTTTGCGAACGCTGGCGCGAGTACCTTCTTGAAGTCCGGCAAGAAGATGAACTCCTTTTCCGCCATCGTGTTTTTGTTGACGTAGATGATGTTGATGAAATCTGCTCCCAGCGCCCAAGCGTAGCACGTCGTCTGAAAGACGTGTTCCGGCTGAGGAAGCTGCATGTACTTTCCCGTAAAGCCGTTGTCGTTGATCGTCTTGAACTCAACAATCCCCTTCAGGCCATTCACCATTCGGATGCCATCCGACCTACCATGCAGGTTGAACTCTGGAATGAAGAACTCAGGCTCCACATAAATCCACGCCCAATCGTGCGTGTTGATGTTCTTCCCGCATTTCGGGCACGGCTCTGGCACCCTTGATGTCAGACCAAGCTCATCTTTATATAGCTTGGTCGGCATCTTGACTATCTTTTCTTCTGGTGTGTGGTATCCGCACTGCGGGCACTGCCACTGCCCAACCAATTCGTTGATAAGCCCGCCATAGAACTGGAGCATCGCGTGCATCGCGGTTCCCTGACCCATCTTCGGGTAAGACTCCGGTTTGAAGGAACTCTTGGCGAACTTCACGAAGCCCTTCACCTTATTCTTTAGCTCTTGATCCTTCGTGCTCTTCGCCGCCTTCATTGCGTTGAAATACTTGACCATGAAGTAGTATTGGTGCGGGCACAGGTCAGCAATCTGGCTTGGGTGGAAGTTGAACTTCTTCTCCCACAAGAACGGTTGCGCGTGCAGCGCCACGCCAGCCTTCTTCACCAACTGAAGCTTCGGAATGGTGGCAACGTCGATGACCTTCGGCTCAGCAAACAGGTCTTCCATGTCCACAACAATGGACTGAGGATCAGCGGGCTCATGCTTCTCCGCTTCCTTCAGGAATTCGACAGCCGCTTCGGCAAACCAGTCACTCACTTTTGACTACCTGTTCTGCCCACTCTTGGGCTTCCTTGAGATTCCCCGCCAACGCGCACTCTGCCGTCATCATCAGCGCTTCAAAATGGTGTTCCGCAATGAGAACGAAATCCGAATCGGTGTTAGGTACTCCCTTGTCAAACCCGACTGTCAGAAGTGGCACCTTGCCAACTGCCATCGCCTCAGAAGCAATCTTCGCCAGCACTGAACGCTTCACCGCAATGCTGTCCTTCTCTGTCGTCTTGGCTTCGTTCAGAAAACTGGCATTGAACACGTCGCCCTTCTGCCTGCCTGACCCGGAGCCTCGTGTGCGCTCCCCGCGCAGCATCTTCTTTGACTTCTCTTCCTGCTGCTGCCAGCCGGGAGTCTTGACACCGATCTGCTTGGGGCGGCGACCCTTGCCAGCCTGATCCGCTGCTTTGCTGAGTCTACTCATCGTCAAAGTCATCCAAGTCATCCAGCTTCTTCGTCGGTGCGTCATCCTTCTTGTCGTCTTTCGAAGACAATCCGGTTGCTGTCAGGTCCGCGTCGTCAGAGTCCTGAGCCATGTCCACTTCAAGACCTTTGATCTTCATTGCCTGCGTTTTCACATAGGGCTTTTCTTTGTCGTAAACTTCTACGGTCCCCTTTTCCTTGGCGAACTCTGGCAGCTTCACACCAGCCTTCTTGAACATCGCAGTCATAAGACGATTACGAAGGTCCATGTAGATCGTCTCGTTTTCCTTGAGGAAGGATTTGCAGTCTCCTACCTTGGAAAACGAGTAGACCTGAACCTCATTGTCAAACTCAGTGGTGAAGACCAGCTTCTCTTTGCCTGTCTTACCCGCATAGATCAGGCCCAACTCACGGCACATGGTCATCACGGTTGTGGTGTCGTCACAGTCCCCCACGCTCTTGTCTTCCATCTCGACAAGCTGGAACCGGATCAATCCTGTTGCCTCTGGAGAACCGCCGACTTTGTTCTTCTTGATGGTGAACTCGAAATCACCGTAGTCAGCAATCGTCTCGTTGATCTTGTGGTACGACTTGGCTCTCATTCGAATGTCCACGCTGAGAGCGTGTTCCGAATTGGAGTCTGAACCTGAAGGTGCCATCCACGGTGGTATTGAGCCGCCAATGCCATGCACCGAAACCTGCGAAGTGCAAAGAACGGTGGGGGCGTAACGGGAAGATAGCCCTGTCATGTGACGGTAATGGTTCAGGCGCTTGAACAGTCTCTTGAGGAAGCTGGCAGTCGCCGCAATCTGTTCTTTGGCTTCCGGCGCGGTCTCCAAAAGCTTCTTGGGAGTCAAACCGGAAAGGGAGTCAATCACAATCAGGTCGATGCCACCTACTTCCATTACTTCCTGAAGGTAGTCCATCGTCTGCTCGCCCCACGCGGCACCCAGCACCATAACCAGCGACGGGTCCACACCGTTGGACTCAACCCATTCGATGTCTGCCGTGCGGTCGGTGTCAACGTACAGCGTGCGCATGGGCTCGCAGCGGTCCTCGACTTCGAAGTAGATTTTAGCCTTCGGACCATTCGCGGCATTACGAACTGCTTCCGTAGCCTTCTCCGGGCACTCACCAGTAACAAATGGTTTCTTTGACTTACCCTTTCCTTCCCACTTGGCCTTCTCAGGAAGCTTCCCGCGAATGATGGAAGCTGCGTCCTCTGGAGAAAGCCATGCGTAGAGTTCGGGCTTGCCAGACATGGCGTAGCGTGGATTCGGACAACCACACTTGATTTCAACCGCACCCTCTTCGCCCTTGAGCGCCACGAGAGGAAGCTTGCAATGGCGACACGTCTTCTGCGCTTGCCCAAGGATGCGCAAACACATCGTCGTCTTCAGCGTAGACTTCGGACCCCAAATACGGGTGTAGTGGCTGATCGGGATTCCACCCTGCAACGCCTGATCTAGCGTGAAGATGCCGAACGGCAACTTCTTTCGATGAACGTAATCAGCACGGTCCAACGGCATCATAAAGTCTGTGCCGTAGCGACGGTTCAAGCTGGATGAAATGGCTTCCAGCGCTTTTCTCCCAGCCATTGGATCGCCGGGGGGTGGAGTGATTTGGGTTGCCATCAGACCTTCTTCTTTGCCGTATCTATTGCTGCGTCCAGAAATTCGGTCACGCGCTTGAACAAGTGTTTCTGCATGTCCGCTATCGCCTCAGTTGAATCGAGGCAGTTGCGCGTAACTCGACAATCAACGCGGAGAGACTGGTAGTTGCCGACGTTGATCGTCGCTCCAACAGAAGCCTCAACTCTCGCGAGGGGAACATCCAAAGGGAACTTGAGTGCCTTGTACTCCTTCTTGTGTTCCTGAACGTCGCCATTCGGATTTACGACCGTCACCGTAACGATCTCTGTACTCAACTGAGTGCCCTTGTCTTCAGCCAAAACCTACCTCACCTTCTTTACCGGAACCTTTGCCGACTTGAACTTCGCTGAAATCAAACCCTTCAAAACTTCGGTGTCACCATGCCCACCCTTGCGTCGGCGCGGGAGCCGGTACATCTCTTCGACACAGGCTCGCATTACTTCGCAGTAGTTTTTGGTGAACCAGTAGTGCCCACTGTCATCGACGTAACTGACTCCGGGCATCACGCCAAGCGTCAGCCAGCGACGAATGGTTTCATTCGAACGTGCGATGTATCGAGCGAGCGCTGAAGTCGAGTAGCAGGCAGTCGGCATTCCGCCGATCTTCATAAGACGGGGGTTAGGAAGACCCTCTCCCTTGTGTCGCTTCTCGCTCAACTTGATGTCGCGTGCCATCTTCTTACCAGCGTCTTCTTCACGCTTTCGATGGCGGCTCTGTTGCGTTTGCTCAAGGTGGCGCTTTCGATACTTCGGATCGCTGTGATAGCGTTCCTTGCGCTTCGCGGAGATGGCTGCCTTGTTAGAGAGCCAGTAGTCACGGTGGTAATCAGAACGGTCACTCGGGTCCGTAGACTCGACGCCCTTCTGCTTGGCTGGCTTCTTCTCCTTTGCCTTGAGAGTATCCGCCACCTTAGATGGAGCCTTCTTTTTAGTTTTCGTCTCTGCCATAGTTTCACCTACCACGAGTTCTTGATGTTCAAACCCTCTTTGTTGTAAATCGTCTGTCTCTCCAAAGCCTGTCGCTTCAGTGCGGGGTGGTCATCCACGAGGTCAAGGATGATCGGCTTGGCACTTCCTACTCTTAGTGCCCTGCCTACTGGTTGCTCCACGTCCGCAACCGGGGTTGCGAACAAAAGCACGTCAATCTCTTTCACGTCCAAACCTTCCTGAGCCATTGCATAGGTGCCCAGCATGATCTGTTTGTTCTTCGCCACGTCGTCAAGCTCAGCCTGCTTCCTTCCACCAACGTAAAAACCAGCGTGCTTTCGAACGTCAGATGGCAGCAGTTGGAATAGGATAGTCAAATGATCTCGACGTGCCGACAGCAAAAGAATCTTTCTGCCTTCCTTGCACGCATCGACCATGTACTTGACCAGAATCTTGTTTCGAGGCGCATTGTTCATCAGCTTCTTGGACACCTTGTTCTTGTCCAGCTTGCCAGCGCGCAGGATTTCATTGTGAGGTCCAACCCAACGGACTGGCACGTAGTACACGTCAGCCTCAATCGGGTCTCGCTCCATCTCGTAGAGGACAGAACCAACGGTGTAGTCGAACACCGCTTCCAGCCCATCCTTGCGTCGAAGCGTTGCAGTCACGCCGATGATGTAGCGGGAGTAGAAGCGGCTGATCGCATCGAACCACGTCGCAGCAGCGATGTGATGAACCTCGTCCACCAGAATCGTTCCGAATGAACGGTACAGGTCTTCCGGGTAGTCACGAGCAGCAAGCGTCTGAACCATCGCAATCACGAACGGAAACTCAGGTCCGTAGTCACAGTGGTCTTGCTGAATCTTGCCGACCTTCGGTTTCGTACCGTCAATGCTTACGAAGGTTTCGAAGGCTTCCTTCCACTGCTTATACAGGAACTCTTTTCCGACGATGACCAGCGTCGAGGAACCAAGACCGCAGGCTGCCGCCGACCCCATGACCGTCTTGCCACTACCGCACGGAGCGATGCCGAAGCCGCCAAACTTGTTAGTGATTGTGGAATTGACTACTGCTTCCACGAACTGTGGCTGATCGCTGGGGTAGGGCTTCTTACCCAATTCCACCAGCACCTTCGGGTTTATGAGCGGGTGTCCCTTGGAGCGCTTGTCTACCAGCGTATGGGACTTGCGAAGAAGACGACGGGCAAACATGCGAGGAAGCCAAACCCATTCATCGTTGTCTTTGAACAGGCTGATCTTCTCAAAGCCACCGCGATACTTGCGCTGCTTCAGCACCAGATTCTCGCCAATGGCAGCAATCTGCCCGTCAGTCAGGGTAGACTTTCGAACAGCAACCATGCTTCCAAGGGTGGCGCGGGGCTTTGTCGCCGTTTCAGTCTTCATTCAGTCAGTGTAGCCGCACAAAAAAGGATTGTCAACGGCTTTCCTGCTAAAAAGACGAAATCGCTTTCGTGGTTGGTGGTGTCTTAGTGGGCTAACTCCCACGACTCCGCGCCGACACTGCCTTCAGACAGGATGGGAACCCTGATCTGGCAGCAGTTCTCAAGGTGGAACTTGAGACGGTCACCAACCTGATGGGACACGTCCTTCGGTGCTTCCAGCATCGTCTCGTCGTGAACCTGAAGCAGATAGCGGGCCTTGCCGATGGTCTCTGGCTTCTCCTGCATCTCTGTGTAGAGGTCACGCATCCCAAGCTTCATAATGTCACCGGCAGAGCCCTGAATGATGCAGTTGTAGGCACTGCGGATCACGGACTCAAACTGGTACTGGTTGATCTTCCCGGCGCGGAAGGCATTCACATCCTTGAAGAACCTGCGACGACGCCCGGACAGCATTTCAAACCAACCGACCTTCTTGATGCGTTGCTCAACCCACTCGTGGTACTGCTTCACGCCCGGATAGGCGTTGAAATACCCGTCGTAGATGACCTTGCCTTCTGCCTCGCTGATGCCCAATTCCTGCGCGAGAGACTTGTGGTGCTTGCCGTACAGCAGACCGAAGTTCACCGGCTTTGCGAGGTCACGCCCGCGCTCCATGCCATACGTCTTGAACAGCGGGGTCAGCACACAGGTCAGAGCATGGATGTCCATGCCAAGGCAGAACCCACTGATAGCTGGCTGTTCAGGATTCAGCTTGTCGCGCTTTCCGGGTGGCGCACCGCACTTCGGGCACGCATGGATCGCGACTTTGGTCTGGCCACTCTCTCCGCACTCAGCGCAGTCCCACTGGCGATACGCTTTCAGCAGTGCCTTGTCCCGGCTGAAGTGCGCCATCAGGCGCAACTCGATCTGTGAAAGGTCGTAGGAAATTAGGTCGTAGCCCTCAGTCGGTATGAACACCTTCCTGAAGGACTCTGTTCGCCACTTGAACCGCCCGCTCGCCTTATCCGCTCCAGAGAAGACATAGCCTTCCGGCAAGTTGGTGGGATTCTTTTCCGGCTCCGGTCCCCAACCTTCTGTCGCCCAACGCTGCGGCAGCACATGGGGTTTAGGAATGGTCTGCATACTGATCTTCTTGGTTGTGCCCTTGCCGCCACCAGAAGTCCAGCGTCCAGTGTCAGCACCAATCGGATTGAAGGACGTGAAGATTCTACCGTTGCGTTCCTGTTTCAGAATCGCTTCCGCGTAGGTGCCAAGCATCTTGCACACGTTGCGGTAGCGCTTCAGTGCCTTCGCCTGCGTAATACCCTTCTTGTCGGCAAGCCATTCCAGCACAGCACCGGGGCAACCGTACTCTCCAGTCTTATCGCTGGGTTTGAGCCACTTCGGTGGTTTCAGTCCAAGAGTCTTCCAGAACAGGTCTCTTACCTGTTCCGATGAGTTCGGATTGAAGTCCGGGCCGAACCAGTTGACGAACTGCTTCTCCAGCTTCTTCTTCATGCTGACCAGCACAACCTTGATGCGCTTGGTAACCTCAAGGTCAACACGAATTCCGTGGTGCTGCATCTCCGTAACAATGAACATCATCGGCAGTTCAAGACCGTCATGGATTGCCTGCAAATCGCACTTCTCAGCGACTTTGAACTCTGTGAACAACTTGTCGTATAAGTGGTGAAGAAGTAATGTGTAAACCGCATCGTCCGTCGCGTACTCAGCGAACCGCTCGTCCTTCTTTCGGTTGTAGAACGCAATGATCCGCTGCTCGAAACGCTCGCGGACATAGCTGATAACAGCGTTCTTCTTCATCTTCGGCTTGAGCCGGTGAGTCACACGCTTCCAGCTAGGCCAATCATCCATGATCTCGGAGTCATGGGGGAAATCCTCGTCGCTGGTCCTGCGGTTGTCCCTGTACCACGTCCATGCCGCCACCAACATCTTCTTGATGATCTGCACGCCCTTCTTGTCGTACTGCTCCAGTTCCTTCTGCGTCTGCTTGTAGGTCAGAGCGCCCTTGGCACCCAACCTAAGCTTCGCCTGTTCCTTGAGCCCCTTCAGTTCGTTCTCGTCCCACAGGAAGCTCTTTATCATCGTGTCGCTGAGAGTCTTCGGGTACGCAATCTTGCGCGTCTTCAGTACGCCCAATTCAGCACAGGCGTTGTGAACAACGATGATCTTGGATTCGTCGTGAAGGATTGGTTTGAGGATGTCGTTGCGTGCGCGCTTAGGGTCGGTGAGATTGTGCCCCCGGAATGACCAGTAGTGCGCAATCACCTGTTCGGGGTTGTCTGGATCAAGACACGCCATTGAGAAACCGTGCCAAGCTGCCACTGCTGGTGGCAACGATCCGTCGTACTCAGTGTCGAAGGAAACTACCGGTGCGGCCTTCAACGCTTCGATAACCTTTTCTTCGGAAAGCTTCTTGATCTTCATGCCCATCCCCTCAGACAAAAAACCGGGGCAGGCTCAACCTGCCCCGGCAAACTTCACTGAGGTTTATGGCTCGTCAAAGTCGTCAAGTTCGTCTTCGAAGTCGTCAGCCTTCGGAGCGGTCTTCTTGGCTCCCTTCTTTACCTTCTTGGGGCTGGATGTTGCCTCAGCCTTCTTCGTCTTCTTCTTCGGCTGTTCCGGTTCTTCATCAGCCGCGTCGTCCGAATCATCTTCCAGACCGTCGTCGGAATCATCCACGTCGGCATCGGTCTCAACTTCAACGTCGTCGTCAGCTTCGTCCACCACGTCGTCAACGTCGTCGTCATCCTCAAGACTGAAGTCAACTTCCGGTGCCTTCGTCGCCTTCTTCTTGGTGGTCGTCGGCTTGTTGCCCATCATCTCGTCCGGGTCGTGACCACGATAGGTCAAGAAGTGAACGAGGCGTTCCTTCGTGGGCTCAAACATTTTCTCGTAGTCGGAAGGGCTGATGAACTGCTCAACAGCTTCTTCCCACGTAATCGTCTCGCCAGCCTTCTGCTTGCCTTCAAACAGGAACTTCACGCCGGGGCTCTTGTTGAACGCCTTGGCGAGATTGTTGAACTTCTTCATGGGCTGCCAGTGGTCACCATTGCTGGATGCTTTGGTCTGGCTGCGCGAGACTTCGACCTGAAGACCACGAATGCTGCCGTCGTAGTGCTTCGCCATCTTCATAATCTTCTTGGTCTCAGCGTGCGACAACAACAGCACACGGCGAAGGTGCTTGCGGTGGTTACCATCGTTGTCGGTGTAGCCGGTCAGGTCGATTGCCGTGATGACGGAACCGAAGCGGCGACCGATTGCGTTGTCATGCAGAGCAGCGTTGCAGATGGGGCACTTGAGCGGGTTGGCATCCGGGTTGGAGCCATCCTTGCAAGCAACCTTCATCTTGATCGCTTGCGTGTCGCCCTTCACGAAGAGCGAGTGGTAGTAGAACATCATCTTGGGGTCGTCCAGCAGGATGAGTTTCACATCCTGATCTGGCTTCACCCAAAAGAGGTTCGGGTACTTTGGCGTTGTTTGAGAACTTGCGGGCATTGCGTCAACTTCGTCACTCGACGCGCCCTCACTGAACCATCCACTCATGGTGGCACTTCCTTTCTGTTCAACCGTAGTGTCAAGCCTTCTTGTCAAACCGTTAGTAGCACTAATGTGCTGGTGGAGAATGTACCCCACATAAAACGAGCGTCAAGAAAAATCAGAAGAAAAACAAAAGTCTTTCAGCAACCGCTTTCTTCAGTTCCAACTCGGAACATTCAGCGGGGTCTTTACCGCTAGGAAGCCGCGTGATGTGTACGTTCGGAACCACAGACGAAATCGCTTTCGCTATCTTCTTGGCTGCCACCATCCCTGCCGCATCACTGTCAAGCATCAGCACCACGGACGTGCGCCATGCCTTCAACTTCTTCAGACGAGCCTTAGTCACGTTGGTGCCAAGGCAGGCAAGCACGTTGCGGAAGTAGCGGCTCAACACCACAGCATCCAGCGGACCTTCGACAAGGATGATCGGTTCATCCAGCGTGAGGTCCAAGAACTGCTCGCCATAGAAATACTGGTCGATGGCTGCGCTGATCTTGTCGTACAACAGGTACTTCACACCGAAGCCATCCAGCTTCCTGCCATACACAGCAACCAGCTTCCCGCCCTGACTGAACACCGGAAACGTGACGCGCTTGGTAACCTTGTCGTAGCCCAAATGCCAGTGCGCCAGTTCGTCTTCCTGCAACCCGCGTTCTTCAGTCAGGTAGGAATGCGGTGTAAGTTCACAACGCCTGACGAACGTGGAAAGCTCTACCTCAGCCGCAGTCTTCTTCCCGATGTGCTTCTTGGCTGCCTGCTTCTTGTCTAACTGGTCAAGCATCACTCCGGGGTCGGCGTCCTCTTTGTCTTTGACAAACTCAACAGCGTCATCGAACTCGCCTTCCGCCATCCGGTTGAGGCGCATCATCGTGAACAGCAGCGAGCCGCCCTGCTTGCATGTGAAGCAGTGACACACGCTCTGGCCAAATTCTTCCGCCTTCACCTTGAAGCCGGGAGTCATATCCAGATCGTGGGCGTGCGCAGGATCGTATGGCGCGAACGGACACCGAAGCATCACGCCCTCGCCAAGCATCTTGTACTTGTTGTCTTTGCCGAACAGGGCTTCGCCTAGTTCAATAATGCTTGCGGTATCCATGCGTTCAGTTTCTTCTTTCCAATGCACTTCCGCTTTGCGTCCGGGCCATGCTGCTTCTTCGCCTTCTGAGCAAGGTAGTCAGCAAGGTGGTTCCACTCGTTGCCCGAATGCCCCTTGACCCAACACAGGTCAACCAGAACACGCTCGTACACGTCTCGATTGTTCTCGATCAACTTGATGTTCACCGTCGCATCGTCCAAGTCGCGCTTCCAAGTTGAGTCGGTCATCCGAATCGCGTACACGCTGTCGGAGATGACCGTGGCGTGCTTGACCTTTTCCTTCCGTGCGGAAAGCCAGCGCAGAGCCCAATTCATTGCAGACAACTCAGCAGTCTGGTTCGACTGCTTCTCCGCGCCCACCCACTCAGGATGCTCCGGGCTGACCACCACGCTGCCGAAGTAACCGGCAAGCGGGCTGCGCACCGTGTTAACCACCAGCACCGTGACGAACGCCCACGTCGCCGTCTTGTACTTGTGGCTGAAGCCACCATCGCAATAGAGTTCAACCTTGATGTCGTCGCTCATGCAGCGGACTCCAACGCCGGGATGCCGTGTTCCTTTCCCTTGGACTTCGCCCATGCGTGCAACTGCTCTGGTGTCTGCCACAGCCAGCGGCGCTCTGAGAACCACGTCTCTGAGCCAATTACATAGACCCACGCGGACGGGCAGAAAAGCAGAGGCTTCACGCTACGGGCATACGACTCCGTGACCATGTGGGCGTAGATGCGGTCACCGGCATTGGCGTTCTTCAGGAACTCCAGCAGAGCCGCCTTTGTCTTTTCAGGGTGGATCATCTTCGGGTAGATGCTCAAGAACAGGTCCAGATGCTCTTGCGGCTTGTCGTCACATAGCAGCGTCAGGATTTCGGCGCGGAATGCTTTTTCCTCGTCCGCTTCGGCATTTCCCAACCCCGGTTCATCGCAGTTCTGTTCAGGAAGTGGGAAGTGACTTTTTGCGCACGCGGAGCGTGCGCCAAACACACACTCCTTTTCCTCTTTCTCTTGAACCTCTTTATCTAACCCTCTTAGTAGGACATTTTTGACACCGGGTAGGGTCATTCCTGTCACCGGGGTAGGGACATTTTTGACACCGGGTAGGGACACAACTGACCCTACCCCCGTGTCATCCATGTCACCGGGGTCATCAGGCTTGAGGAACATGGTGAACGCTTTTCCACCAAGTTCCTTGGTGTAGCGGACGATCAGCTTCTTCTCGATCAGTTCACTGAGCGCACGGGCAATCGTGCGCACCGTGCAGTTCAGTTCCTTGGCCATGCGGACACGACCAACGAAGCAGCGACCGTTCTGACCGGCGTACTTGCGCAGCAGGCCATAGACCAGTTGCGCTCGGCTGGAAATACCGCGCTCGGCAAGGTCCACCGGCACAAGAAAGTTGTGCGAAACCTGTCGGTAAGGGTTGAACGAAGTAAACCCGCTGGGTACTTTATCAGGGTATTCATTGTAGCCCTGATTTACCGGTTGGATTTGGTGGGTAGCGGAGCCGACACCGCTACCCACTGTCTTTTCTGCCTGCATTCTATTCTCCTAAATCATCCCTTGTTCTTTGATGAGAACTTCATTTTGAAGTCTTCTTCTTCGTCTGTGTCGTCGTCCCCCATCGGCCCCATAGAAGCCTTCTGGTGGAACTCCATCGTGTTCAAGTCCCAATTTATGGTCATGTCTTCAAGTGCCATACCACTACGCACCTTCAGGCTCGACATCATCATCTCGTGCGCGCCCTTCATCTCTGTGGTCTGAAATAAACCCAACACCACGTCAGCATCCTGAATGACAGCAGCCGAACCTGCCGCTGCGTTCTGGTCAGCCTTCAGGTCTTCGCCTCCAACCAGTCTGTTGAACTGCCCTGTACCAATGATCGGAACCATCTTCGCCTCAGCAAGCTGCTTGGTGCCTTGCACAAGCTTCGCCTGCTCATCCCACTTCTTGTCAGCGACCAGATAGAAGGAATCCCAAATCACGAGTTCCGGTGCGTAGGTGTCGATGGCAATTTCAAGGTCAAGCACTGAGCGCACGTCCCTCTGACCAAGGATGTGGTACGCTCCCCACCCGTTGTCCTTTTTCTTGAAAGTTTGGAAGTACGACTTGAAGCGCTCGTACTCTTCGGTCATCAGTTCTCCCTTCAGAAACCGGAGCGCACTGACGCGGGCACCAACAGAGTCGGCACGGATAGAGACGCTTTTAGGTGGCATCTCCTGCGACACGAACAGCACGTTCTTGCCGCATACCTTCTGCGCGTAGTCAGCAAGAATCAACGCAATCCACGTCTTGCCAACGCTGGACTTTGCCAGAATATAAATCAGGTCTCCGGGGCACCAACCCAACGTGGCTTCATTGAGGCTGGCCCACGGAGTACCAATGCCAAGGATTCCTTCCATTGCCTTGCGCTGCTTATACATCTCCCAACGCTGGCTCAACGTCAACTGAAGATTCATCGCAGACGCATTTGACGCTGGAGTGAAAGACTGTGTGAGGTCCGCTGCCAAAATCTTCATGGACTTCAGCGCATCATCAGGGCTCTCTGTTTCCAGAGCCTTGATGGTCTTCGTTTTCAAACCTTCTTTGATAGCGTTGTTCAGACCACGCTTGCGAAGCTCATCCGCATAGAAGCTGATGGGCTCGTAGGTCTTGGGAAGCTTCTCATCGAACTCGACTTCGAAGGTCTCACGCTTCGGGAGTTCCCCGTGCTTGCGGTAGAACTCAATCGTCCAGTCGTAGCGTTCCTTCCACTCGTCCTCAACGAAGAAGTCGCGCCTGACTTCAGACAAGTCTTCCGGCTTCTGATCTTGGATCAGCTTGGAAAAGTATGAGGCATCAATGTCCATGCTTCTTGCCCCATTGGTTGTTCTCTACGCCATAATCACTCAACATCCGCTGGATCAGCGAAAAGAGGCTTGGAGTGTAGTCTTCCTTGATTTCCTCAACCGACTTGTTGCTGGTCACAATCAGGGAAGCCTTGTTGTTGTAAAGCTGGCGAACCAGAGACTCCAGCATGGCAGTGCCCGCACCCATTTTCTTGAAAGCTTCAGTGCCAAGGTCGTCCAAGATCACCAGATGAGAACGGTCAATTCGCTGCATCAGGGTTTCGTCTTCGCCCTTCATGCGCACGTTGTTGATTACGATGTCCATGAACTTATCGACAGGGATAAACGTGACGACACCACCACGCCGAATCACTTCCTTGGCGAACACGACACTCAATGCTGTCTTGCCACCAGACAGTGGTCCGCACAGCAACAGTCCACGCCCCTCGTTCACCATCTCGTGAACGCTGGCGAGCATCGGTTCGAACACTTCCCTGACTTCCTGATCTTTGATTAGTTTGAACTTGGCGTCCCAAAACCTGAGCGGAACATTAGCCGCCCGCAGAAGCGACCGGCTAACTTTGCTCAATTTTTCCTCTGTAAGCCAACGCCGCATCAAAGCTGTCCGCTCTTGTAGTCCTTCGCCGTCTTATTGCCGATGCGGTCCTGCTTGCCAAACTTGTTGATGCCGTTGTTAGCGCAGTGCGCTATCGCATCGAAGAAGGCAGCGAACTGAAAAGGGTTCGCGCCGGTCTTCCAGTCCAGATGCCTGTAGAGACGCTTGAAGTTGCGTGCGTAGAACTCACCAACTTCCTTGGCACGCTTCATCCCCACGCGCTCCAGCACTGCACCCAACCGTGATGTCGCCTTGTTTCCGTTACGCGGAAGCGGAGCCGTGTCGGTCTCAGGAAAGCTGAGGATGAAATCCCACAGGTCAAACATCGTCCACTTCTCAACCGGAATAACCTCGTAGCTGTCGGGTTCGCTGAAACTGCTTGAAAGATCAGCCGAGACTGTTTTCCCGGCTGATCGTTTCTGAAAATGTTCATCACCACGCTTGATCCTGCTACTCATCTTCGTCCTCAAAGTCGTCGTCAAAAATGGCGAAGTCATCGTCCTTGTTCTTCTTGCTGGTGATCTGCTCGATCATCAGACGCTTCTTGTACGGGTCAATCTCCGGGTCAACCTTGATGCTCGTCTTGGTGTAGCCGCCCAGCTTCGGGTAGCGGGCAGAAAGATAATCACCGTCGCCAAGCATCTGACTCTTGCGCCAGTCCGTCGAGAAGATGGTGTCTTTCGAAGAAGGACGACGACGAGACTTCATGTAGTTCCAGCCGCCCGCGATGTCCCGCTCAGCCTGCGCAGTGAACAGACCCTCTTTGTTGAGATGCTTCCAGAACACTGAAAGGAAATCACCCTGCTTGGTGGACTCACCGTAGTAGCCACCTTCGCACCACGCCTTGCCCATATACATGGCGAGGCATTCACCGACGAGACCCGTGCGACCCATGCCAGCAGAGCAATGCACGACGACGCCTTCGCACTTCCACGACTTGGAATTGGCGCGACCGCTGAGGCACGAATGAATCTGCTTCACGCACCGCGCCATCATCTGCGGAGTAGGCGTACTGAAGTCAATGATCGGGAAACGGAAGACGCGCAGCCCGCGCTTCGTGTAAAGCGCAGCGAGGTCCGCGTCGTAATACTTCCACGACTCGCCATCCGTAAGCAGCAGGATGACGGTGTTGATGTTGCGTTCCTTGTACGACTGAACAGCAGCGTCAACGTCATGGACGGGCACCAGCGAAGTTTTACCCTTCGGGTAGCCCGGACGTTCGCTTCGGAACAGCCGCTTTGAGCCCTTTTCATAGAGCCGCTTGATTCGGTTTGGGGACAAGTCCGTGTTGCCGACACTGGACTTGCCTTTGTTGCCCTTGGTTGTCATATCCCCTCACAGTTCTAGGTCATCTAAGCCGCTGATCTCCTTTGAAATCGGTTGACCTAAGTTCATCGACAGTTCGTTCACAACCGCCTTTACGTCAGGCGATACTTTCGTGGTGTTATCCTTCATCAGCTTATTCAGGGCAGCAACCGCCACTTGGTCCCCATCACCAGCTTTCAAAATCAGGGCGTTCAGTGTGGCAACTCCACCGTCGAAATCCAGCTTGATGACAACTGGTTCGATGGTCTCCGACAGAAACTCTTCAAGGTCGGAATCCCAACCGTCATCGGGAAGCTGGACCGGAGAAGACTTACAGGCGATGGGACGGCAACGAAGCGGCACGCTGGCGCGCTTTCGGCTGACCTTATCAACTGTTGAAATTTTCCAGAACAGAGCCGGGAAGCGATTCTTGAGGTCTTCCCTAACCATGCCATCCCTATGACGTGCGTAGTGTAGCACGCACTAAAGGATAGGTCAACAAGAATCTAAACAAGCGACAGCAGACGCTTTGCTTCGGCGCGTGCGCTTGGTCGATCCTCTGTTGAACCCTTCTCGACAAAGTAACCCACCATCACTTTGCCTGAGTCCTCTTGCACGAGGGACAGGATGTGACCGGGGACGTTCGATTCGAAATACCACGCGCCGTTGACCGGAGCGCCAAGGCGTCCAGCCGCAAGCTTCTGGCTCACTGTCTTGCTGCCAACCAAGCGGGCGTAGGCAAAGTTGCTTGCCTCAACCTTGCTCAGACGAGCGTACTCACCGTTCGCCTTATGCGTCTTCTTGACGTTCTCAGTCGTGAAGTCCACTGTCTTGTGTACCAGCGTGTCCGCCACTGACACATCGCGAAGAAGGCTTTCAATGAAGCTGACGCGCTTCTGGATGTCTTCCGACGTGTTGGCGGGCAGGCGGCTGTAAGCCGGGAAGCCAATGCGCATTCCCATCTCGCCTTCCAGCACTTCGAAGTTCACTCCTACCGCACTAGCTTGGCAGGCTGCCTCGATCCTCTCAGCCAGTTCACCGTCGATCTTGTCCTTGGTGCGGAACTCTACAACGTGGATGCAGTTGTGCTGGGAGTCCGCGTTGAATGTCGGGTAGGTCTGCTCGCTCAGCAGCTTGACGGCATCCGGGGAGACCTGAACTGCGTACTCCAGAACCGGCAGTCCGTCTTCCGGCGTCACGGTGCATCGGATCAGGTTGTCACCGAAGCGCTCTATCAGGGCTTCCTGTGCGACCTTCTGAAGCTTCTCCGATGTACCAGACTCCAAAGCCATGCGTGAAACCACGAACGGCAACGGGTAACCAATGGCGTCCTTGCCGTGAAGCATGTTGTGGATGTCGAACGAAAGCGATTTCGCACCCTCGCAAGTCAAGCGAAGGCTCATCATCACAGCCTCGTCCTGAGCCTTCAGACCACGCTGTATCGTCTCGGAGATGGGTTTTGGGTTGGAGACAGGCACATCCAGCCCCATCGCGCTCTCAGGCGAAGCCTCAACCATTGAGAGGGTGTCCAGCTTGCCGCCGAAGCCCGCGCCAGCCAGAAACTCTTTCAGGCGGGTCATGCTCGCCGGGGTGCGCATGGCAGGGCGGAAAACAGAGACCTTGACGAAGGACGCTTCGCGCAGATGTGTACGCCCCGCAGCTTCACCAATGTCCTTCAAACCGGATTCGATGATGCGGTTCGACTCTTCATTTGAGCCATAGTGGCTGACCGCCAGAACGTGGTGCCCGGATTCCATGACTGCTGGAACCACAGTAGTGTAACCGTAGCCGCCATCGCGAATGATAAGACTCTTCAAACCGGGTAGAACGTAAAGTTCCTTCCCGTCAAGAGACGCACCAAACGATGCCAAATTATGATCCATCACAAACCCCCTCACGATCTGGCGAGTTTAGCTGGTAAGAGCTTAGTATGAAAGCTGTTCCTGCAAAAGTAGCGAGTGAAAAGGTTTGGGTGATACCTGTGAATCTGACCAGTTAGGCACCACCGGGCTGGATGTCCAGAACAGCAGTATTCTGGCCACCTTCTGTACCCCCAACCGGATTTTGTAGGTCAACATTAACTGCGACCGTTGGACCGTTCGCACCGGAAAGGTTTACCGTTGCGTTCTTTACCGTCATGTCCGCCTCTGCGGCTGACCAGTTGAGAGTCTGAGGCGTCGTCATTGTGTAGTCGCCGGGAGTAGCGGCTGAGCCAGTCAGCAAGTCGTGGACTTCAACACTGGCTGGAATCGCAAGTGCATTGCCATCGCTGGTCACGACACGGACACCAATGTTCTCCGACTTCGGGAAGTCGTTGAGCATAAAGTAGCTTGCCAGAATGAACTCAAAGGTCACGGTCTGCGCCGGAACAGCATTGTTGATCGTGACCTCGTGGGCGGTCTCTGTGCCAAGCGCAGATAGCGTTGGGTTCTGCAAACCAAGGTCTACAGTCTCGTTCCCGGTATCTGAGCCAGCCGGTATGTTGATCGTTACCGTGTGGATGGAACCGCTCTTGGAACCCTTGGCTATATTCAGCACCTTCGGGTTTGGAGAGAAGGTGTAGTCGTCACCAGCAGGCTGGGCAGAGCCAGTAAGCAGGTCAATAACCTCAACAGTTACAGCGTACTGTGTTCGCTGCTCATCGTCCGTCGTCACCACGACTTCGATCAGTTGGTCACCAGTGCTGCGGTCAAAGTTCGACGTAGCTGCATTGAACTCAACAGTGATGCCCTGTGCGACGTAAGTGAAGTTAACCATTAGCTGGATGTCCCGTTGTCGTTTTGGATGGTGACCAAGACAGTTCCGGGGTTTCCGGGCGGCGTGTCGCAAGTGATGGTTGTGTCGTTCACTACCACCACGTTCGTAGCCTCATTGGCATCGAAGTACACCTTGGTGGTCCCGGCGTTAGGCGTGTCGAAGTTCAAGCCCGTGATGGTCACCGCTGTTCCGCCCAAGTACAGGCCGGACGTTGGAGAGATGGAAACAATCTCTGGTGGTGGCGGCTCGTTGCGCTCGCGCTGTACGTTCTCTGCGCGCAGGGCTGAGAAGTCGATGATAACAGGATGCTCAAGCTGCCCCGGAAGCCACGCCCCGGATACGATCAAAACCCCGATACCGCAACAGAAGTCGGTGCCGTCGTCTGCTTGGGTCAGGCTGATCTCTTTGATGGTCTCGTAGCGGTCGGGTCCGGTTTTCTTTAGCAGACCGTCAGCGAGCATCTGAGGAATCGGAAGAATAAGGTGACTGCTTCCAACCAACGGAGAGAACCCACGGGATTGGCCATGCCGCACCATCGGGCCACCCGGCGCGTTGTATAATCCCTCGTAGGGTTTGGTTGGCAGGTCAGTCATGCCG